GGTGTGTGGAAGAAAAAGGGGCAAGATGTCAGAGATGTCATACTTGAATCGGTCACTTACTACCAGACGCTACATGACCTCGCCACCACCCATGGATTCGCTATCGTCATGCACGCCAAAGATATTCCGAGGTTCATTCTCAAAACAGGCGGTAACCCCCATAACCCCTTTACCACACTCCCCAGGAATGATTTCCACAGTGCCATTAAGGATGAGCATATCCTAGAAGAATTAAGGGAGATTGGATGCTCATGGTTCAATCAATCCTTGAGCGCCCCCCCTGAATTAGGCGTCACATTGCAGAGGGCCGCCGATGTTTTCGCGCAACACCAATGGTCCAACCCTAAATTCGACTGCGAGCTTATAGTCGGTCCCCCTGGTGCCGGTAAGACCACCTACGTCATGAAAAAGAACGACGGAAAACGTGTCCTATATGTCGGACCAACAAACCAATTGGTGGCAGACGTTAGAGCGAAATACCCAAGATGCACGGCTCTCACACTACATAAGGCGATCTTCCAAATCACAAAAAAATACGACCTTGTCGTTATAGATGAAGCGTACACCTTCCCTGTCGCCGTCCTTGCCTTCTTCTCAGACTTCGCCCCCCTCGCACTGTTGGGTGACCCTAACCAAATTTCCTACATAGACTTTACCGGCGCTATGCCCCACCTGTCAGTGCTCAAAGGTTTCGATGTAAATCTTAAGAAGGTCGTCTTGAAGGAAAGTTTCCGATGCCCGCGCGATATACTGATGCACCCTCTTTTCACAAAATTATACCCTGATTGTAAGACACTGTCCCCCGTTGACCAATCAATCGAATACGTCGGACCCAAGTGGAACCCTGAGAATAAAAAGATTGTTGCGCAACGCATCGTCCTCTCCCAGGACGCAAAAAAATTTTTCCCAAATGCGATCACTGCTCACGAATCACAAGGCCAGACCTTCGACAACGTCATTTTCACCGTCACCTCCTGCAATGCGGATAAACATATTTTACAGACCAAATTACCCCACCTCGTTGTCGCTTTATCAAGACACACAAAAAAAATTGTTCGTGCAAGAAGAGACCCCCGGCGAGATCGCTAACGCCATAACAATCTTTATGGGTGAGTCCGTCGAACTCCATCTCGCGACCGAGGCCACTACTACGGAAGTCCCATCCGAGACCCTCAATGAACCTGACGTTCTAACCGCCGAAGTCGATCGCGTCGCTGAAGTTCCTTATGTTCCCGCCCACTCCCATTACTCCGAAATATCAGACGTGCTCGCCACCGTGTACCCCACCGTTTCAGATATACATGAGTACAGGGCCGTCGAAAAATCAGATCTAGAATTTAAGAAGGGCGCGACCGGTGCACTCAACCCCGACACACTCCCCGAAGACCAAGTCCTCCCCAATTCCAAAGGAAAGAAGTTTCCACTCCCGCAATACGTCATGGTCACAGAGTCAAAGAGAAAATCGAAAGCCGTCCATACGCTACTTTCCCGCTACTCTAAAATCACCAAACAGCTCACTAAAGAACTGCTCACGGAAGAAGTGGCAAAGCTGCAAAACATCGTGCATAAATACGTCCCGCTAACATACACTGAAGACGAAAAAGCTGAAGTGTTTATGGATGCAATAGACACTTTCCAGAAGCGTGGCCACACTGTCGACGATTTAACCGACATGGACTGCTGGACCGACCAAGGGGTCAACCGAGTCGAGTTCAACATGAAACAACAACAGAAAATGAATGGTTCGGACCCATTGCACAAAGATAAAGCCGGCCAGGGAATCGCCGCTTGGAATAAAACCCTTAATTTTGCGATGTGCGTCTGGACAAGATTGTTGGAAAAAAGGATGAAAGAATCAAAGAAAATCGTTTTTTGTAGCGGTCAATCTGACACAGAGCTCCTCCAACTCGTCGACGCCATGTGCACACACGAGAGTTTCGAGTATATAGAGAATGACTTCTCTGAATTCGACTCATCTCAGAACAATTTGGAACACGAAAATTTCCTAGCTACCCTCGCCG